CCGTTTTTTGTGCTGGAGATTTTTTCGGAAAGCTCCCCCGCTTTTGTCTTCATCTTATCGAGATTTGCCGTATCGGACTGAATTGAAGCGTCCATCTTCTCAACTTTAGCTGTAACGGCGTCATACTCTTTTTGCAAAGATTTCACAGTGCTTTCCTGTGCCTTGATGGAATCCGCCGTAAAAAACTCTTTGCCGCTGTGCATTGAATCAAGCGTCGCTTTTGCCGCATCGAGATTTGCCGCGATTTCTGCCGACTGCTTTGCCAGCGGCATTTTGTCTTGCTGTTTCTGGTAAATTTTATCGTTAAGCGTGTCGATTTTTTTAACCAGTTTATTCAGTTCTTTTTGAGCGTCTTTGTCGTCCAGATCCACGCTGAAAACTACCGAACCGTCCGCTGCCATAAAATCACCACCTTGCTTTTAGTTTTTTGCTGTGATATGGTAAAAGAACCGTATTTAATGGGAGGGAAATAGAATGAAAGCATTGAAAAGAACCTTGTTATTCCTTGTTGTCTTCTTTGCATCGTTTCTTTTGATCCTAATTGTAGGAGTTGCTACAACGCCAGAAGGCCAAGAAACTATGCCAGTATGGGTTGGCGTTGCCCTTCTAACAATACCTATCCCATTAGGGATTCTGGCCGTTAATAAAGCCGTACCGCAGACTTATGACGAAAAGATTAAAATCCAAACAGTAAAGTGCAAGCTACAACTTGTCGGCGGGCTTGACCTTGCAGCAGGGTCTATCTGCTCCGCCATGTGCTCCCCAGAATCTATTTCATTTTCAGCGAGCGGACAAACATTTACGCTTTCGCCAGAAAAGCTAATCGATGTGTCTGTTATGACACCGCAGGATATCCAGACCCAATACGTTTCAAGCGTCGGCGGCGCAATCGCGGGCGGTATTTTACTTGGCCCAATCGGCGCGGCGCTTGGAGGGTCAGCACAGAAGAAGAAAACGAAAATTGTCCGTCAGTACCTTATCTTTGCATATCAGGCTGATCCAGAAGTTAAATACATTGTATTTGACGTGACCTCTGCACCTCAGAACGGGAAGAAAATCAGCAAAATTTATGCGTACTTAAAGAAAAATGAAAACAAACAAGTCTCTCTTTAATTTCAACCGGCTCATTCGTGAGCCGGTTCTTTTTTCCCCAACCATGCACTAAGCGTATCCGCTTCTTCTTTCGAGACCTTTTTCGGGATATCGACCACATCTTTATTGCGTCGGTAAAATTCTCGGTCTGACTTGTCTAAGGGTTTTCCTTTCGCCTTTAGTTCTCGAATGCGGATGACTTGCGCAAAGAAGCAATCGCCAATTTCCATATAAGCAGACAAGAAAGTAAACCAGTGCGTACCGCCAGTGTTGGTATCTGGATCGTATTCGCTTTCGCGAATCTCTTTCCCAAGCACTCGGTTGACAGGGGAAACGATAAACTGAAAATCTTTCGCCCAATCAATGATCTCCGGCTCTTTCTTTTTATCATCAGGGTATTGCCCACCGTTGATAAACCAAAACAGCTGTTTGATCGCTTCGTCGTAGTCGGGAATTGAATCAAAGTCAACAAAGAAGAGACGAAGGGCGGTATAAGCTCGTTCTTCGTCGCTGAGTTCTTCATCGTCCAGAACCTCGAATATCGTCAGTATCACTCGAAAGTCATACCGAACGGCAAAGCTCTGCCCGCTGATCTCTACGCTTTTAGGAAGTCCGTAACTCATACCGCCCTCCGATTAATGCTTCTGCACTTTGTCGATGTACTTTTTGATCCTCGGATTCGTGAATTTCTGCTCACGCGAGAACGTACTGTCGATCTCATCCATAATGGCGAGCATAAAGTTGCACCATACAGGAACGCCTTCCGCCAAGGCGTAAACATTCCTGTCGCCGAAAAGGTCGTCTGCAATGGGTGCATCAAAGACAGAATTGATAATGTCCCGCATTTCGCGGTCTCTCTCTCGGGCAAAAGCAAAAATCTGCTTTTTATCACCCATCTTTTCGATCTGCGCCTTATATCCATCCTGCTTTTTGTCAAGGTCTTCAAAAGCAAGATACAGCTTTTCGACAAAATTGCTGTCGGTAGGGTTGAATGACACTTGGCACTTCCCGTTTACGGTATAAGTTACAAGGCCGTCGTCAAAATTAAGTTCCCGCATGATGCCCTCCTATTTATTCGCCCTCGGTAAAAGTGACCGTGCTGCCGGAAATAGCGGCAGTGCCGATGGTGCGCGTGCCGCCGAGCGTCACGTCGATAGGCATACCGATAAAGCCGCCGCCCTCGCCGCCGAGGGAAGAGGGCTTGACCATACAGGACGAATAGCGCTCCGCAAATACTGCGGTCTTTGCCGTGCCTGCATAGGCGTGGACAATCAGCACGTCCTGATTCGCCAGCGCCGCCGCGTTCTGCTCCTTGACCGCGAGATTCCAAACCTTGACGATGGCAGGGTCGCCAGCGTCCAGATCGGACGGGTCAAATGTCTGCGTGATGATGGGTTTCTTCATGGTCGTGCGCGTCGTGCCAAGAATATCCTTCGAGGAATCCTCCTGCCAGTCGTATTCCATGCTGGAATCTGTGACGCGCGTACCGAGGGGAGACCACGTGGGGGTTCCGGCTTCGCCCGTATTGAGATACGCGATCAGAAGTTCGCGGTCTACGGTCTGCCCAGACGTGGTGTTAAAGGTCATATCAGCCATTTTTAATCACCTCGTAATTCATTTTCATAAGGATTTGGTGATCCTCGTCGCCGTTTTCGTACACGGCGAAAAGCGAAGATCGCATTGTCGGCTCAATGCGAATAACGCGGCGGCCGTCGCCAATGTCAGGCGGCGTCTCGCTTGCTGCCCAATCGCCCAAGGCGTTAAGCAGCTCGTCGGCTTTGAGCCGTTTATCATTGCTTTTCCCCGGTTTCATGCGGTAGATGACCTTAAATTGGTATTCCGCCTGATATCCGCCGAGAATGTATTTTTTGACAATGTACGCCGCCTGAATTGTGGACAGCGCCATCGCCGCAGTATCGGCGGGAAGAAATTCAAACCGAATCAAATCAACCGGCTTGTCAGGGAATGTGTTTAACCACGCAAGCAGCTTTCGGGAAACTTGATCTTCTTCCGCTGCCGATACCGTCTTTTTAACCTGCTCCGTACTTCTTCACCGCCTTTTCTGCCACGCGCAACCACTTATCAAGGTTCTGTGCTTTAGATGCTTCGCACCAATGAGCCTGCGCCTGCGGATGCATCGCCTTGTTAAATACCAAGTTGCGATCTGTAACTACTTTTGTTCCGCCCTTTGGGGCGTATGTGCTGCCGGTGTTTGGGTCGACCATTACTTTTCCGTAATACAAAAACCTTGTGTAAGGGCCGGGGTAAACGATAACGTTTCCGCCAGATGGTCCATAGTCCCCAGCGGTATATCCCTCAATTCGCGTCCTGTTTGCCAAACTACCGGTTAACGCAGGAACAAACGGTTCTGTATCCGCCCGTATTTGCTGAGCAAGAACATGTTCGGCCTTGCTGCAACCTTGCGACAGCTTTTCCCTGACAGCGTCCATCCCATCGGTATGCACGGAAAACTTGATGCCCATTACGCACCTCCGACTTCCCAGTGCTGCATATCGGGGCTACCGTAGTCCATAGCATCAACATTGGTCACGTTGTAGCAATCGTCATGGCTCAGTACGACGGTCATGTCGTCCGAAACGAATTCGCCCTTTACAAAGCACGTCATGCCACCGTTTCCCTTGTATGAGAGCGTCCACAATCCAGATTTGTCCGCTGCTTTGAAAAACGATTGCGGGCCGATGTAAGTTTTCGGTTTACCTGTTACCCCGTCCACTGCTTCCACGGCGAACGGGATATACAGATTCACAGCGTCCGCGCCCTCAAGCCCGCTTTCGCGCACGTTCACGCCCTTCGACGCTTGAAGCATCACGCCGCGCAAGATGGTGATATATATCTTTTCAACCTCGTCAAGCGTTGCTGGGTCGATCTCCTGCACGATGTTGTAAATCGTTACAGTGTGGGGGAACATGGACATGGCCCATACCCCCTCGCTTTTAGAAGTCCATACGGTGCAAGATACATCACGACCGCTTCGCGCTTTCTACTCTCGATAAGCTGCACATCCGTCGCAGACACATTTTTACTGTCAAAGCTGCGCGTCCACGCGCCTACCGTTTCGCTCGATACGGCGCGCTCAGTGTCCGTCGAGACCGCATTGAGTTTGTTGCTGTCTTGAATGATCTCAGCCAAAGCACACACAGCGTTTTTGACCGCATCCGCCGCATCGCCAAACGCATTCTTGGCTCGGCCCATCGTAACGTAATCTACATAAGCGGATGCTTTTACTGCAAGAGCCGGAAAGATATCTTCGGTCAGAGACCCCCCCATGTAAACCGTTGCATAATAAATATAATCAGCGTACGCCATGCGCAGCCTCCTTTTCTGGGCCCTCCCCCCACCGTCACGGCAAACCGTTCAGGCAGGGGAGGAGGTAACAGTTTACTTGCTCGTGTCAGACGCGATAAACAGGCCGTTCGGGTTGGGAACAACCGGGATGAACAGGCCGCTTGCCTTCGTCCAAACCGCAACGGGGTCAGGCGTAGCCCACTGGGTAACGGTAATGTACTGGTTGGCGCTCTTTTCGTTGTACTGGCCGTAATCAGCCTCTTCGGGAGTGACGCCCCACAGGCCTGCGCCAAACGAAGTGGCGATGCCGTTGGAGAGGAATGCGATCTTGTCATCGGGGAAGAAGCGCTTGGTGGTCTCTTTACCGCTCGAAGTCTGCGTCTTATAGCGCAGATCGTTCGTGGTAATAGTGCCAAAGCCGAACATGGACATAAACAGCGCACTGATGCGGTCGGTCGGAACATACGTACCGACGCCAACGCTGCCGTAGATCATCGTCTGGATGCCCTTGTTGGACGACAGCTTGCGCAGGATCTTGTTGGAAAGCACAACCTCGGTAAGAGTGTTGCCGCTGTCCGCTGCATCATCGACGATCGCGCGAAGCTGACCGATGATATCCGCATCAGCGCTCAGATCGAGCTTGTAGCCGATATTGCTGGCGGGAACGCCGTAGTCGACCGTCATGTTAAGGTTGTTTTCCTTGATGGTCATCTTGCCGGTGGCGAGGACTTCCATCTTGGCGACCTCGGTGCGAACCTTGACCGCATCGGCCATCAGACGCATATCGTCAAAGACATAGCGCATAACGGCGTCATCGGCGTACACGCCGTTTTCGGTCAGCAGGCGGACGCGCTCGGTCTGGTTGATCTTGCGCTTGATGAGCAGCTTTTCAACTTCGGTCTTGTCGAACACAGGGCGAGAGCCAATCTCAGCCTCAGTATCGAAAGCGTGGACAGTTGCCATCACAGGGATGGTCGCGCCCGCAGCAAGGCGGAGATACTCAGCCTTGATGTTCTCGGTCTTCTGGTCGGGGAAAATGCGGTCGCCGATGTAGGCAGGACGCGCAACAGAAAGGTTCTGCGAAAATTCCAGACGCTCAGCGTCAGAAATAAGATTCAGAATATCAGCCATAGATTTTTACCTCCTTACTTAGCCGTTTGCAGTCCAGACGGGATACAGGGTCACGTCACCGGTCATTTCGACCTCAGAGACCGCCGCGCCGCCCTTGCTGGTGCTCCAACCGGTCTGGGTGTTGTTGCTCTTGGTCAGCGGATAGCTGGTGGACACCTTTGCAACAGAGCCATCAAAATAGCTGTTGGAATCCACAGGGACATCGCCGGTGCCGTCGTTCTTGTCGTAAGTTACGGTATAACCGCGAGTAACGGCGGGAGCGTCAACAAAGATAATGCCCTTCCCGGTAAGCGCGGTCTTTGCTGCCGAAGCAATATTCAGGCCATCAGCAAGAACGCGCCCAGCCACGAGGACAGAACCGGGCATATTGCCATTGGTCACGTCGACCGCTTCAAAAATGATGCCCTCTGCCTTACCGTCATTGGACGGAAAAACAGTGCCGGGGGCAACCGTCTTATAGATGCCATCCTGCACGCCAAGCGTCGCAGGGATCTCATGGGTCTTCAGCACAAGGCCGACTTCGCTTTCAAGGAAGTTCGGACGCGCTGCGCCGGAAATGTTAGTCACAAAAGACATACGTTAAATTCACTCCTTCGTTGTAGTCTGCGCATACTGCGCATTAAACTGTTTTGCAAACATTGCGCCTTTGCCTTCGCTTGCAGGCGCGCCGCCGGTACCGACGGGCTTTGCAAAGCTCGGCGTGGGCTTGCTGGCCTGAAACGCGGACGGATCAGCTTCAGTCTGCGCCTTATGCCATTCATCAAAGCCATCAAGCACACCGTCTTTAAGCTCGAGGTGCTTTTCTTTGAGGTCGGCAAAATAGGCCTTTTCCGCAGCTTTTGAGGAAAACTTGATGCCCTTATCTGCAACAGCTTTTTTCATTGCATCGGCATAATCCCGGTCGGAAATCTGCGCTTTATAGTCGACAGTATCCTTGTCGTACTTTTCCTGCAATTCTGAAAGCTGCTTCTTGAGGGTCTCCACCGTTTCGCCGGTTCCTTTTTCCTCGTACTTCTTGTTTTTTTCTACTTCCGCGTCCAGTTTGGCTTGGACAGTTGAAAGCGCCTTTGTGATTCGCCTGTCAAACTCCGCCTTATAGATGGGGTCAGCCAGTATTTCATCAAAAGTCATGATTTCGTCTGCCATTTTTATTCTCCTTTTATTTCCACAGCGTCATTCCCCGCTGCGTATTACAAAAAAGAGCCAAACAACACGCTTTCGCGTAATGTTTGGCTCAAATTGCCACTTCTTTTGCCTCGATTGGCAAACGGATATATTTAATTACAGTCGCTTTCTGTTTTTAATGCTTCCCTTTTTTGCCGCGTCGTATTGTTCTTCTGTCCATCCGTACGCCTTACAAAACAAGGGCTTCCCCTTTTCCATCGCAGCATTGTAGTCTTTAACAGAATAGGACTTTGCGCTAACAAGTTTAATGGACGCGGGATCAAGCAGCGGCTCTCCATCGCTACCCACTCCGGAAACCTTACCGGTTACTCGATATTGATACTTGAACGGGTACTTAGGGCTTTCCCAAACGGATACACCATCTTCTTTTTCCCCCGTCATGTGGTTGGTGGACACGCGCATAGTCCCATTCTTGAGATATTCAATCTCTTTAGGGTTATCGGTTCCTCGGTAAAACTGCCCGTCCTTTTGATAGCCAGCAAGTCTAAGTGTCTCCGCTTCAATAATGCCGCTTATCTTGTAATATGTATCATTATTAAAATCGTGGTCTCTTAAGACAATTCGGCCATCAGATAAAATTGCGTTTACATTTTCGTCGCCGACATATTTCCCATTTAGAAATCCAGATACTTTAGGCGCTTTGTACACTTCAAATTCTCCACTTTCATTTTTTGGGATTTGAAGCGTTTCACCGGTTTTTTCGCCAGTAAGTTTGTACTGGTCATCTTTTAATGCCTCGTAGCTTGTTCCGGTCGCCTTCCCCCAAACTCTGCGTTCGACCCCGTATTCGGCACTTGCTTCGGTATCGACGGTCTGCTTTTTGGAGGCCGCCGTTGATTTCTTTTTGAGATCTCCAAATTTCCCGCTCTCGCGCATTGCATCCGTCAGACTTTGTCCGTCTTTAATAAACACGCGGCGACCGCCAATCGTGCGCCAAACTCCACCTTCGTCTGCCATACCAAGCCAACGCTCCTTGTCGAAAAATAAAAAAGAGCCAACCGACTACAAACATAGTCAGTTGGCTCTTCGTGCCACTTCCACGTGCTCGATTGCACTATGGGTGCTTATTTATTTGTGATTATTTTACCACATCACCGTGCGAAAGGGAAGAAGAATATTACTTTTTTAGCTCTTTTGCTTCGATAATTTGCGCTTTTATGCTTCCGTCTTTCATTTGCTTTAGCTGCACGCGCGCCCCAGATTCAAGCGCCCGTTCAATGGCAAATTTGAGTTTTTCATCGATCATATAGCACTTTCGTCCTTTCCCATTGCAGCGGCAATTTGGCCGCTTCGCTGAAAGCATTATATTTAGAGTTTAGCCGCGTCAGCTTTATTTTTGCGGCGCGATACTCGTCCGTCTGCTCACTTGCTTTATACGCCGTTACAAACCTCTTCTGCTTGATGATTTGGCGCTCTACACGCCGCTGCATCTGCGTTGCCTCGTATGCGGTATAAGTCTTCCCATCAAAGGTACAGCCAAGCCCATCGTCGATATGTTCAAGCTGCTCATCTGTATATGTGCGTTCGCTTACGCCCTCAACCCAAACGTTACGGCGGTGGCGGCAGTTAGCCCCCTCAAGTCCATCAACGGCCCCAAGCCCGCACACATCGTAAATGCTGGGGTAAATGTCATTGCTACGAGTGGAATATACGAGGCCTTGCCATGCTTTGTGAGATGACCACGGTGATTTGCCCGGAATATCGCGTGCGCCCGCATGGGCAGAAACCTCAAAATATGGCGTCTCAAGATATTCTGCCGATTGCTCCGTATATTTAGCGCAAATTTGATTTACGCCAGTCATCACTGCTCTGCGCGCCGCCACATCAATTTGATCTCGATGCCCGCTCTCATAGTCAACTACCTTCAATCCGCTGTCTGCAAGCTGCTTTACTGCCGTTTTGATAGCCTGATTGTAGCTGATCGCGCCGCTCTGAATCTGCATTTCTGCATTATCCAAAGCCCACTGATAAGCACGAGCAGGCTTTAACATCGTGTTGCCTACAAGGAAACCCATAGAAGCCGTTAAATTGCGGAATGTATCATGGGCCTGCCGCTTAATTGCATCCACTGTAGCCGCGTCTACAAGCGTTTTTGGCTGCGTTACATGTGCAAGGTCGATGACTTCGGTGTAATACTTCTGATTGCGCTCTACAACGTCATTAAGCAAACTATTTAGCTTTTGTTTGCTAATCCCTGCTGTTTTGCTAATCGCTTCTTCAATGCTTTTAAGGTCAATGCCGTGCATTCTCAGCGCTTGAATATCCTGCACCGTAACTTCATTGAGCTGATCTGCGAAGCCCAATCGGCTGCATATCTCGTCAAGCAGCGTATCTTCAAGAGACCGGAACAGCTCCGCCAGTTCTTCCGGGAGAGCATCCAGTAGTTCAGGAGTAAAAGGATACTTTTTCACGCCTTTTTCTTCTTCCACTTAAAGGAATATTTAACGCCAGCGGCCTTTGCAAACTTGGCGTATGCGTTATTTGTCGCTTCCGTTTGTGCTCTTCTGCTTGCTTCTCTGGCTTCCTGCACGCTTTTATACTTTCCCGCCTTATAATCAGCCGATACCTTACTCGCTGCTTCTCTTACGGCGCGGCGCACGGCATTGTGATTATATGCGAGTGTTTCATAAAATCCCTTGTTGTGTGGTCCTGATAATGTAAACGTTGCATCCCGGCTTTCAATTATGATTGCTTTTGCTCCTGATTTTTGCCATGTTTCAATATCTTTCAGGGACGGGACGGGGAGAACACCCTCCGGGTGGTTGTGTAAAACAATATTCCCTTTATAGTCGGCATCTCCGTATCCTGTATGTTGAGCTGTTCCTTGCTCTTTGTAGAGCAAATCGCCCGATGGAGAGAACACAAAAAGCTGTTCTTTTTTCAGATTGGCGATTTTTGATCGGGTAACATTTATTGATGAAAATCCAAAGCTCCCGCTTCCTCCGCGTCCGCCCATTTTGCTTTCCTCCGTTTCACAATTTCGTCATAGTGCGGCTTTACTCGAATTACATTCCAGTCGCATTCTTCCGGCACTTTTCCGTAGAATATCACCCATTCCGGAGAGAGACGCTTCATCATTTCTTCGTAACCGCGCAGGAAGAGCCGCTTGCTTTCCTTATTCTGCTGTGTGCCTACCGAACTAACCGCAACAATTCCGCCGACAGGCTCGCCATCAAAGCACCAACCGTAACTGCGCTCATCGCTCCATGATACAGAGGGGTAAACCGTCATGCCGTGCATTTGCCAGTATGCCGCCAACCAATGCTTGCGGTAATGGTTGTATATCTGCATCGCCAGCGGCATATCTGTGTAAGTGGAGAAGTCCGGCGCGCACACCGCCGCAAACTGCGACAGTTTCGGAATGTACTTGTCCGGCGTGTTCCAATACCGAATGAATTGATAATCGTCAACAAAGAAATGCACGATTTTGCTCGCCGGGTCTTTTGCCGTGTAATGGTAATTCACGGGGATAAAATCACCTTGTGGGTATGCCTTGACCGGCTCAATCTGCGGAATATCGTACTTGCCCACGCCGGGGAATGTGAACTTTTCGAGATTTTCAAAGTTAATCATACCGGACGCCATGTACCGCTGCGCTTGTTAGCCCTGCGGTATTTCTTGCCGTTTACCGTAACTTCCAACGCGCCGGACTTTTGCGCTGTTACAAAGGCATTGGAAAACGACTTGTTTTCTGCTGCTTTGCGGTTTTTATTGGACTGGTCACGCAATTTCCGCATGTAGCTATCCATTTCACCGCGCGCTCTTGCGGCTCTGTCTGCGGCGCTTCCTGTTTTCTGCGCCGTTGTCAGGCGCGCAGGCCCGCTTGCATAAGGATTGACTGCTCCTGCCGCCGTTTTGAGCGCCGTTGTTGCGAGAGTTGCCATCTGCCTTACTGCGTTCTTCTTTTCAGCGTCCGACAGCTCAAGCCCATTGATTTCAGCAGCGTTGCGCTCAAATGTGCGTCTGATAATATCGCCCATATCAGTGACAGACGCGGCGTTTGCTCGGTTAATATCCTGCTGTGACAAAAACCGAGCAAGGCTCATACCGCGCCCACGCCCAGATTCTCCGGCTCCAATGCCGCCACCAGCTCCACCTCCGCCTCCCATTACTCTACCTCCTGTTGCTGTTCAGTTACCATGTCCTGCGCCGTTGGTAGCGCAGCTTTCGCAGTATCTTCATCTTCGTTAAAGTATTTCGCTCGAAGTTCCCACGGGTTCATCACTCCGGCGCTTGTGAGTTGCAAATCTCGGGAAAATTCCTTGTCTTTGGTCTCCTGATCGTCAAGGATGCTGTCACCCCAATCGTAAGTGGCCTCATAATCTCCAGCAGGTGCCAACCCGTACAACGAAGCATACACGTCCATTGCGTAAATCAGGGAATCGAATGTATGTGCAAGCGCCGCCTGGATACTGCTAACCAGCACATACTTACGCTGCTTGCTGCTTCGAATCTCAGTCGCGGTTTTTTCAATCGTTTGCGGGTCGGAAATATCTCCATAAGAAAGGCCAATATTAAATTCAACACGCCGAAGAGTATTCTGAAACCCGCGATAAATCGCATCATCCCTAATCTGCGGCTCGATGTGCTGGAAAAAATCTCCATTCGGAGAGAACAGGCCGATTTCAAACAGGCGCTTGTTGAACATATCCGCCGTGCTGGATGTTCCGTCCATCAACACCTTACGCTCGCTCGACTTATATTCCCAGCGCAGACGCTCCCACTGCTCATCCGCTTGCTTGATAAGCTCGACCGTCGCCGCATCGCCATAAATGGACATACCGCACATGCTGTTACTATCTGCAGTGTTGGCAATAGGCGGCTTAAAATAAGCAAACAATGGTCCGTCTACATTCTCGATGGCCACTTCCGGTTCAATATCCGCCCACTCCGGAATAGTTGTGAGTTGCGCGTCAGCGCCAACGGATCCAGCGGAATCACTGTAATATGCCTTGTTTTTGATGGTATAGGTCGTACCGTTTAACTCGTGTGATTCGAGCCTTACATAGTACGTTCCGTTTACTTTAACCGGCTTATCCTTAAAAACGCCGCCAATGCAGCGACCGGACGGGTCAAACTTTGTCGGCTGAAAGCCCGCAGCGCCGGTAACATCCACAAGCATATTGTCACCGTAAATATACGGCTTCAACGCCACACCACCAAGCGCAAGGCCGAGTTCTAATGCCCGATTAAAGTTTTCTTTTGCTGTCTGAAAATTTTCGTTCAGGTAATCTGCGCGCTTGCTGCCGGTGATGTTTGCTGTAAATTCAACCAGCGTCGGCCTTGCCACTTCTCGGCAAATCGCAGCGGGCAGGCCTACCGCTTTCACATCACAGTTTTGCCACGGTGGGGTATTGACCATCATCGCATACCACAAACCGATATGCTGTTCCATCGTAAGGCTTACGGCGGGAGATGCGCCAAATTCTCGCTCGGCGACCGCCTGCGGAAAGAAAAATCGTTTTACTGTATTTACAATGCCATTCACTAAGCCCATATTTTTATCTCCTCAACTTTACGGAGCTGCTTGCATACATAGGATTTTCAACTGCAATTTCTCGGCGCAGAACCGTCATAACAAAATACCTAACAGCGTCGAGGACGTGATCATTCTCTTTAATGACTTTATCTTCTGCCGCGTCCTTATCCCAGCTATAAAGCCCAAACTCATCAAAAGCGTGCGTGCAGCTTTCATGAAATTTGATTCGCCCCGATTTGATACACGCAGCCGTTAAACGGATCCCATCAAGAACATCGTTATTTGCTTTCCAAACAGCAAACTTCCCATGTCTACGGATGCACTCCGAAAATGACGCGGCGCTGGGGTCAATGACGATTCGCTCAACATTATATCCGTCTGCAAACCGTTCCAAATCTTGATAATATTCCTCGTCTGTCTTCTGCCGATTGGTGGCTCGCCCGCTGTGATAGTATTCTTTCTCCATTACAGCGCGGCCTTTATCCATGCGCCACAAACAAAAGACGGTAGGATTTTGCGTGCCGTAGTCGCAGGAAATATAATACTTTCCCGCGCCGCCCGTTTCGTTCGTGACGTTTACTTCTTTGGCGAACATCGGATATACCAGCCCCTCGGCCACTACCCACAGGCCGCGAATGTATCGGTCGTAGAACACGCCGGAAAACATTGCCTGATAGCGTTCCAGCGTCTTTTGAGACAAGCCGGGGTTGTCCGTCATTTCAAAATGCAGATACAGCGCGTTCCGCTCCTTGTTCCGCTGTATCCACTCTGTATAAAACCAGTGCTGCGGACTTCCCGGGTTGCAGGAAAACCACAGCTTTGCCCCGTCTACCGAACAGCGAGTCAATGCCTGTTCCACAAACGAGCGCGGCATCAGCACTACTTCGTCCAGCAGCACCCCCGCCAGCGTGCGGCCTTGTATCAGCGTATAGCTGGCCTCGTCCTTGCCGCCGAACACTTCAAAGTAATTTGTCACGGCCCCGCGCCGCACTTCCATCACCTTGTCACCGCGCCGCCAACGAATGATATAGCGCTCCTTCGCAAGGCTCATCGCTGTAAACGGCACGATGATGTTCTTGGTGCAGCTATCCACTGTTCGGCCACACACGCCAAAGCGCTGACCGCTGAAATTCTCCATCGCCCAGCGAACGAACGCCCACATCATGATGGAGGTCTTGCCGGAACGCACAGCACCGTCGCAGATCAGCGCGTCATACTTGGAATAGGGAAAAGCAAGGATTTTCGCTTGCTTTGGGCTAATCATCGCTCTCAAGCTCCTTTGCCATTTCCTTTAAACTCTGACTGAGCGCGTCTTCCCTCACCGTGTCGGCAGGGCCGCCGCCAATCATCGCCCACTTGTCAATTAGCGTCCCCATTGCCGTTGTGATTTGGCTGAGATTCGCCGCCGCCAGTTTCTCCGGGTCGTTGAGCATTTCAAGCCCCTTGCCGATGAACGAACACACAAGGTCTTTGTGGTCATTCATGTACTCCATCACATCGGCGGTGTTCTCTTCCTTTTTTTGCTCACACTTTTCCACAATGTCGGCATTCGCCCGCACAAGGTTCTTAACCGTCGTTGCGGACACGCCGTTGATTTTCGCTGTGGCGCAATAGTTATTCGTCTGCACATAGTCCGCCAGTATTTTCTTTTTCTGTCGGTCTGTCAGACGCGCAGCCATTGTCACCACCTCGCACATTTATTTGCTACCAGCCCCCGCCCCTTGGCCTTACATAGCAGACTTTACCCGCCCCGAGGGGCTACAACGCCGCCCACATTGGGCGTTAGTCTTTCCATTGGCCGTCTTGCCGCTTAAATTGTCACATCACCGATTGCTGCTTTACATATGCAGCACCATTACGCTGAGGCGGTTCCCTCCCACGGTGCAGTTTTCAGCGAGCGTTGTCATTTCCATGTGAGCCATGACGACAACGGTCTCACATTGTCCGGGCGCTACCCGGCCTCTGGCGCAGACGGCTGGACTTGAACCAGCGACATTTTCATATTTGCGAAACGCTCTTGCCTACTGAGCTACATCTGCATATCGCGGGGGGCGGTGTGAAAAGATGAAAAGCACCGCGCCCCGCTATGGCGCAGGAGGTAATCGCCATAAATGAGAGAACCGCAAAGGCTTTTACACCCCTGCGGCTCAATTCTCCCATAATTGCAATACCCTGACTCACTTATAAGTGAGTTTTGCAAAATATTTTTATAAACTTTTTGGATAATCCGACCGTCCAAGCAAGTAATCAATCGACACGCCGAAATAGTCTGCAATGCTTATCAGTGCGTCCATTGAAGGTTTCTGCGTCCCCATCTCGTAGCGTTTGATCGTGTTGCGGTTTAGCCCGCACAGCTCGGATAATACGCAGCGCTTTAGTTGGTGGCGCTCGCGCAATCTGCGTAAGCGGTCTGGAAACGTGCTCATCGCATCACCTCAATCATCTCCCGCGCTGTTGATCAGCCTGTCAAGATAGAATCTCGCCTTTCGCAGATCTTCCTTGCCGTTTTTCAGCGGCCAGCGCCACATGTACTTGAGCACCTGTCCCGTCAGCCATGCTTGCATCGGGTCTTTCTGGCACGTCAATGCGGCCGCAATGGCGTCGATGCACTCGACCCCTCCCGCCGTGTAATGCGCGGGGTGATTTACATTGTCATGCTCGATGCACGGACTATTGACAGGTGCGCCCCCTCTCGGCGGCGTACTCCATTTAAACGGATCGTTACTCATGGCGCGCCGCCTCCCGTTTGACCCACGCCCACAGGTTCCTCCATGGATGGGCTTCTGCATAGTGTGCGCGCTCTCGTGCATTCAAAAGGCCATCATGCAGATCCTGCGCGCTTCTCTGCCATTCGAAACAGTCTTTTGTTTGCTGATCTCTTTCCACCTTCATGGTAGCAATGCACGCATTCGCCCGCCCAAGCGCCGCCTCGGTGGCATCGAGTTTGTTTTTCAAGTCGGCGACTTCTCGCTTCGATGCCTGCAACGCTCTCCAATACTGCTGCCCCTGATCGTTCAAATGCTGAGCCGAGTTTTTAGCTGAATCAAAGTCCGCTTTCAGCTTCTCGATCTCGTTGTCCTTGTTGATGGCCTCGCCGTTCATCTGGCTGATCTGCTCGGTCAGGGCGACATTCTTTCGCTGCATCGCCGCCTTTAGGTTCGCATATTCGGCGATCAGATCATTCTTCGCGTCGATGCAGTTTTTCAGCTCGGTGATTTCCGCTTCAAGCGCCGCAGTCTTCTCCTGCGTGTCCTCCACCATCTTCTCCATCTGTTCTTTGGTGTACTTCTTCACGTTAATTGCCATTTTGCACCTCCATCGTTATTTGTTGATACTCTTCCATGCGCTCGACCTTGACCACGCGCACGCCGCCATACTTTTCAAAGTCCATCGCCACTTTTTCTTTGATCCCCTGCGGATCCGCGTCGTCCGGCGCGTCCAGCGCTAGTGTCACCAGGAATCTCATTCTGCGCCCTCCTTCGGCTTGCTGCTTGCGCAGTAAAAGTCGTCTGGAACTGTGCAATCAACGCAGATGCCGTAAGTGCATACGCGACCGAACGCGTCTTCGTAGCTGTTCGCACAGTCCTTGCACCGCGTCACCGGCGCAACGTTGGCGACGGGAATACTGTTGATTTCCTGCGTGCAGATTTCCGGATTTTCGTACCGAAATGTATTCAGCCATTGTCGTCCTCCCGTTCTTCCTCCCCGTTGGATACAGCCGCTCCCTCGTTTTCTGCAACACAGCAATCTGTGCATACGCTCTCTCCGTTTGGCAAGCCGTAGCACTTTTCGCCCGTTTCGATGCGCTTTCCGCAGAACGCGCACCAATTCCATAGCTGGCTCATTTCATCTCCTCCAATGTCCGTTCAAACCTTATTTTCATTTGCGCCGGGCAAAGGTCTACTTCTGGACGGCGTTTCCCCGTCCATCGCAACCCTCCAGCCTGACCGACATATTTCCAGCCGGCCGCCTTGAGGCTCACGCCGCTTTCACTCTCTAAGATATACGTTACGAGCCGCTTATAGCCCATCGCCCGTGCTGCCCTCCACGCAGCCGCATACAGCATAGAGCAGGCATTGCGAGTTCCATCTGTGCAAAGCCGGTTGACTTCCAACGTCCAGCCATCGTCCAGATGCCGGGACACCGGACGCCCGACAATGGCAACGCCTACGATTTTTTCTCCATCGGACAGCCCAATGGAAAACTTGTGCCCCACCACGGGCCTGTGGTGTCGGTGGTACTGCTCAACGTAGGAATTGGCCTCTTTCAGCGTCATGGGGCATATCTCAAGCATCCTTCATCGCCTCCAATGCTTTTATATCCGCCTCTGTCAATGTGCGGTTGCTTGCAATATATGTCACAGCCTCACTTCTGTTTTGACAGGCTACACACTCACACCTATTGCAACTACTTGACGTGTTTTCTCGAAAAGGGCATGAATAATTAAAGCAATCCACTATTTCATCGCCTCCAATGCTTTCTCCGCCTCCTCGCGGGTCAGGAATGTCCCGATGTATTTGTGCATCCCCATTTTGCCAATAAGCTTTACCGCTTCGGCCACGGTGTTTATTTTGAGCGTTGCAATCACAGGGTTGTCGGGATTCCCTGCAAATAGCCGATACACCGTATCTCCCACCTTGCACGGCAGAACCACCAGCCGACCGTCCTTGTCGGCCTCGGCCAGCTCGCGCAGGCGGGTATAGCTGCAAAGGCTTTCCAAATCAGCAAGGCGCATGAGCTTCAACGCGATCTCGTCTGCCTTGTCCTTCGGTAGAACTTCCTCCGGCGCACACTCTCTGTCCTCGTAGGCGGCGAGGCGATCCTTGAGGCGATTGCGGCAGTACAGCGCGGTGCAGTCAGCCATCGGCTTGCCATGCTTACCTGTCCAATCCGCTTTGCACTTCTCACAGTCCATCATTGCCTGTCCATCGGTGCCGCGTTTTGTCAGACGTTCCATCACATTTCCCTCCATCTGCACCCGTCACAGGCGCCCTCGTGTGCTTGTTTGTACTTCCCGCAGTGCGGCAGTCTTTGCACCCACCAGATCGATCACTTTCCGAATCGCATCGCCACCGTAAGCGTCCTTCGTCATCTCCAAAAACTCCGTAAGCGTCATCATGCCGTGCTCGAGGTCAACGCCGTGGTCATGGGCGAACTGCTTTCGCCCCATGTCACATGAGCCGGTCAAACGGTGGTGCCAATCGTAAAAATACTGTGTCGGGTATGCTTTCTTGCAATCTGTTTCGCGCAGAAACGTGTCGATGCGTTCGTCTTCCGGCATATCCTCGAAAAGCTTGTCTCGCAGCGCCTCCATTGCCTCGCGCAGCGTTTCACCGTGCGCAAAAACCCCGTCCTGCTTGACGATGTAGCACGGTGCAAGCGTCAAATCATTGGTCACGATTGCCCCGTGCGCAGTGTTGCCGCGCACGGAACGAATCAGCGTATTCACGCCGTCAATTCGATAAACTGGCTCCCGGTTGAAGCGTTTAATACCGTCGCCGTAGCCGTAGCCGTCGCCGTAGCCGTAGCCGTCGCCGGAGCCGTAGCCGGAGCCGTAGCCGTAGCCGTCGCCGTAGCCGTAGCCGTAGCCGTAGCCGGAGCCGTCGCTGTAGCCGTCGCCGTAGCCGTCGCCGGAGCCGTCGCCGTAGCCGTAGCCGTAGCCGTAGCCGGAGCCGTCGCCGTAGCCGTAGCCGTAGCCGGAGCCGTAGTTCACTGACAGGAATGCCTTGACCTTATCATCAAGCGTCATCTCTTCCACTCCTTTACGCCGCGGAGCGATACCGATGCCGTATCCGTGCACGGGATAATCTGGATCGCGCCCAGCACGGTCATTTCGGGGATCGTCACGGTAAAACGGCAGTTGCCCGGTGCTTTCGTGCCGTCCTGCGCCAACTGCTCCACGGCACACGCTCCGTCCCAGTTCCACAACTTGCGAACCTCGGTCATGGTGACCTCGGAGCCGTTTCGCTCCTTAATCTTGCCGAAAAACACACCCGCGCGGTCACAGCGAACGATATAGTCCTGTTTGTTGTTCATGATGAAATTCCTCCTGATTTTTGTTAAAATTTAAAGCTCTCTCTGAGCTTATTCCCATTGATATCCGCCTCCGCCGTAAAGTAGCGGTGCGCCTCGTTGATGTAGACGACGCGCCCGTGCGCAGTCGTCTCTTTCGTGGTCACGCTCATAATGCCGTTGCTGCCCTCAAATGCGGCAGGCTTCCAGCTAAATGGTTTGCCGATGTACATGGTCATTCCTCCCCGAATCTCAGTTTTGTCACGGCAATGGGGAACTCTTCGATCTCGCTCGCCCAGCGCGCCGTGCCCTTTCCGTTGTGCCGTTCAAACACCAGCGGAAAGCCGCCGATGCCGTCAAACAAGCTTCCCATCGTAACAGGGCGCAAATATTGCGCGCTGATACGTTTTGCCAGGAAGTCCCAAAATGGCAGGGCAATGGAGTTGCCCAGCGCCTTATAGCGCGGGCTATCGCTCGGCTTGCGCAGCTTGCCCTTACTGTCGCGCCACTCGCCGATGTCAGTCCAGTGGTCTGGAAATCCTTGCAGCCGTTCGCACTCCATCGGCGTAAGCCGGCGCACGATCATGCCCGTTCTCACGGTGTTCTGCAAATTGTAACTGGCACCGCCGCTCGATTTTGCCTGTAATGTTCCGTTGGTTTCTCCCCCCTCGCAAAAGTTCCGGCAGTCAACGCTTGCAATATATGCCGCCATATCTTCGCGGCATGGGTCACTCGCCCTTGCTCTCAACGTAGGCGAGATTTCACTCGATACGACCAACATATCGTTGTAAGCGTCCTGCCCGTTGTAGCTCCCAGCGTGAGCGCCGGGTGAAAGCGTCCCGGTCGTTTGCTGATACGTCAGCGGCACTTGGTTGCCGCCTGTGCCCATCCTTGCTTGCAAACTGGGAACGACCTCGCCGCACTCGCGTATGACGTCACAAGCGTGTGTCATATCCAGTGCAACCACTGCAATGCCGCCTTGGTTCTTGCTTGGGTCGGGGTATGTTGTGTCTAAAGTTTTTGCAATTTCGACTTCTCGGCAACCGCTATGCGGATTTTTGCTTTTCATGCTATTGCTGGAAAGGCTGTCAAAACTGTACGCGCAGACTGCCGGCCGATCGATGGTGTTTAGCGTGTAGCTTGTATCCTCCCTCCAGCCTTTCCCATTGCATCCAGCGGTGTCTGCGCGGTCGATCCCGTTTCCCTGCAAGCAGAAAATCGTCTGATCGTTGCCGGTGCCGAGCGTCCCGCTCTTGTCTTCTTGAACTAAGGCTCCTTTTCCTCCTCCGTCACAGCCCCCCCTGATTCGGACTGCATAAGAAGAACTGCTTTCAGCGTCGGCGGCAAGTCTTTCCCGCGCCGTTCCGCTCTCCGTAAGATACCCTGACACGCTTTTGCGCTCAAACAATATTTCTCCTGCGGTGTCTCCTCCAAAATCTGCGACAATCGAGATACGACGGCGACGTTGGGCGACTCCCCAGTGTTGCGCGTCATGCACTCGCCAAGCCACGCTCCATCGTCCTCCCACTTCATCGTGGTATCCCCCCCAGGTGTTCCACCCTTTTTCAGGCACTTCAATATTGGGGGCTTCCGGCTCTGCGATGCGGATAATCTCTTCGAGGACTGCCGCGAAGTCTTGCCCTCCGTTGCTTGAGAACGCTCCTGGCACGTTTTCCCAGACCATAAACCGAGGTCGGACCATGTCACCTGTCCGTCCGTTCGCTCTGTCATGTTCCCTCATCTCCTTTACGATGCGAATCTGTTCCATGAATAACCCGCTTCTTGCTCCGGCTAACCCAGCGCGTTTTCCTGCAATGCTCAAATCCTGGCACGGTGAGCCTCCCGTGATAACGTCCACGGCTTCGATCTCCGCACCGTTGATCTTCGTGATATCGCCGAGGTGCTTCATCTTCTCCCCTCACATTCCCCGAACAGCTCCCGGAACGTCATGCCCGTCAAATCTTCCAGCGCCAGCAGTCCGCGAATGGTCACGTCCACGTCGCCCTTGATATACCGGCACACGTTGGACGCCGAAATGCCGGTCGCCTCGGCGAGCGTCGTCTGGTTGTAGTCGGTCTTTTCAAGCGCTGCCTTGAGCGCCGGATACACGCAGCGCTCCCACGGCGTCTTGCTCATGACGAATCGGCTCATGTCATTCCCCTCCTAACAGCGCCGCGATGGACACGTCCAGCGCTTCGGCGAGATAGAGATACGTCGTGACTATACCGTATCGCTCGCCGCGCTCGATGGACGAGATTGTGCTGTCTGCGACGCCTGACTTCTCCGCAAGTTCTGTCTGGTTCATCCCTCTCATCAGACGCAGGGCTTTCACCTTCTCGCCGATGCGTTCCTCGGTCGGAATGCCGCTTTTCCCCTCGTCATCCTCCCGTAAAAAGTCGAGCAGGTTAATGCCGACTGCGCGGCAGATCCGCTCGCACAGCGGGATAGTCGGCATGATGCGTGCCATCTCGTAGTTGCACAGCTGACCTTGCTCAATGCCGCACATGCTGGCAAAACTCGCTTGGCTCATGCCAGCGGCAGTTCTCAGCCCACGGATCCGCTCCGCAGTGTCTTTTACATTCATCTTTTCGCTCCCTTATTTTCTCAGTTTCTGACCGCGCCGCGTCTTGAATTGGCGCGCGCCTAAGTAATCGTCTTTCTCCTGCGCTTCTCGCTGCTCTTCCTCCCGTGCGGCTCGGTGTTTTGCGATATCCGCCGCGTAGTACGGGCAATGGTCTTGACAGCCGGGATACCGCGTCGGCGGCAGGCAATGCAGGCAATGCTCAAAGCTCATCGGTAAACTCCCTTGCGCTTCGCGATTTGGTCAGCGTTACTATCGTGACTGGCGTCTCATTCGTGTATCTTTTCCTCGCCGCAATATTCCATATCGCCGCGTCATCCGGGTAAGCGTACCCGTTGAGCGCATCCATGACGGATTTGACGATGTTGTCGAGGTCCCCGCGCTTTGTGTACGGTTTAGCAACCATTTCCTCGCTTCGTTTCTTCGGCGTCCCCTTCGGAATCGGGAAATACGCTACAACATCGAGTTCCAGCGCATCGCCCTCGGCAAACGGCATCATGTGCTCCCGTTCCCATGCCGCACGTATGGCAGCCTCGTATTCCTGTGTGCTCTTCGGCGTGTAAGTACCATGCCGCGTGACGCGGGGCCTACCCTTCGGGACGGGCCTGCCGTCAACGAAAAAATGCACGCTTTCGGCCTGCCGCCGTTCCCTGCTCATCGTCTTGCGCACCTGCTTCTGCGCTTTAGGGCCGAGCCGTGCAAGGTCAACTGACGTCAGTGCCATCGTCGGCCTCCCTGATTCGCACTGGCAGGACCATTTTGACGTCCTCGTGGTTGGTCTTGATTGTAATGGGCCCAAGTGTCCCACGAAATTCCAGAATAGCAGGCTGCTTGAAGGCGCCGCCGACGCTGGCCTTTGCCGCCTGCAACGCCGAGAGAAGATACTCGGCATTCACGCCGATACGGAATGTCGGCTCATTGGGCAGGACTTTTTCCCAATCCAGAAACTCTCCAACCGGCTGAACAAAACCGAAGATGCAGCCGAGACATTCGATCTCAACCACGCTTTCCGCCTTGTCCCGTTCTTTCAGCTCCAAGCGCATGGAATTACCGCGCGGCAGGCGGATACTCGGCTTGATGTAGCAATCGAAATCCTCTTCGACCTCGAAGCAAGTCGCGTGCTCCACGAAGAGCCGAAAGCCGTCTGTGGCGATAGCCGTAACTGCTTTGTTCTTCTTGCGAAATTCCAGCCGGATATTCTTGTACATCGGCCGGCTCACGCTTGTTGATACCGCGCCCTTTACGGCGGCGATGATCGTGTTGAACGCGTTGGTGTCCATGATAGCCAGTCTCATTTCTCTTCCTCCTTTGCGCCATTGTGGTCGCGCGGGTCATCCCGCAGACCGACACCGATGATGTAGTTTTCGCCATCCCTTCTGGCATGCACTTCGTACTTGCGATAGGTTTCCCGTGCGTCGAACTTCGGCAGCATCAGGCGTTTGCCGATGACCGCCCCCGTGTCGGGGTCTACTGCGTCCTCACCGTAGGCAATCGCCACCTGCGCAAGCAGCGCGTCGGTTGCAATGCTGATCTCGGCAACGCCGCTGGCGCGCTTGGAAAGCTGCGCGTTCAGCTTCATTAGGTCGCCGCAGCGCTTTTCGTAGCGGCCAATCTCGTGTTTGAGCTTCTTGATCTTGTCTCTGTTTCTTTCGCTCATCGGTTCTCCGTCCTTTCGTAGTGCAGCGTCAGCGCCCGAGCGATCGGGCAGCGCCGCCATTCTTCGTTGGCGCAGTAGCGCCGCGTATATTCGTCCAGCTCTTCTTTTGGTAGCTTGACTTGTGCGCCCTCGCAGTTGAGATAGTCGCGGTAGTCCCGCGAGTAAAACGGGCACTTGAAAATGCCCCCGCGATACCCGCTCACGGCGCACCGCCTGCCAACACCGATTTGACGTGCCTCATGCGCTGATTTGCCTTGTCGCGTCTCATGCTATCGCCCTTGAATACCAGTGGCGTGCACATCTCGAGGATGCGGTCATAGATGCGCTGATAGGCCATGTCTTTCGGCCTGCACAGCTCGTCAAGCGTCAGGTTTGTGGTGACGATCAGCGGCTTCTTGGCCTTGTATCGCTCGTCAATGACCGTGTAAACCGTCTCCATTGCGTACTCACTGCTGCGCTCTGCGCCGAGATCATCGATCACCATCAGCGGGTAATAGTGCACCTGCTCGACGATTTCTTTCTTGTCGTATCCCGCGTTGAGGATTCGCGGGAAGCTCGTAATCATCGCCGGGATCCCGCGGTCAATCAGCTCGTTGGCGATACACGCCGCCGCGAAGGTCTTCCCGTTGCCGGTGTTGCCCCACAGCAGAAGCCCATTGTTCTCGCGCCGCATATCGTCCCATGCGTCGGCATAGCGTTTGCATTTGACGATCTCGTCACTCATCGTCGCCTTGTCGAACCGGCACGCCGTCAGGCTCTTGTCGCGGATTCCGTCAGCACGCAGCGTTTCGATGCGTAGTCGCTTCTCACGGTCAGCGCGAGCTTTTTTCTCGGCCTCGTACTCTCGCGCCGCGCAAGCACACTGGCACCCGACAAGGCGGACATTCCCGCCGATGGGGATGCGGCACTGCTTCGGCGTGTTGCAATGGCCGCAGTACAGCAGCCCGTCTTTCTCGTAATCGACCAGATCACGAACAGGCTCGGCCTTTTTCGCGATGCTGTCGATCAATGCGTCAACGTTCATAGGCTTCCCTCCGTGTTGCCGTAGTCGTAGTGATACCCTCTGCCGCTCTCGGGTAGCTCATCGTCCCACCGGCCTTGATTCAGCCATGTAGCGGGGTGTGGAATAAACTGCCCGTTGTTCTGCGTCCATTGGTCGCTGCACTTCTGCCGCTCCACTGCGGTCACAAGTGTTTCGAGTGGGACTTTGACCCGCTCGAAAGCTCTCTTAGCAGACTGTTTCCCGATTTTTCGCGGGTAAACTGACCAAAAACGCTCGAATGCGTCCCTCGTAGAGGGGGATTTAGAGGGTATATCGTTTTCTGTCTTATGTTCTTCGTCTTCTGTCTTATGTCTTATGTTATTAGTAGGCTTACATTTGCTTGCATTTGCTTGCGTTTGCTTACATTTGCTTGCATTTGCTTTTGGTGCTCTGCCGCCAGCCGCTCCATTCTGAGCCAGCGCATCAGATTTTTGAGCGTCACGGTCAACGACCGACTTAAATACCGGAAATAAAAGGGATTCTCTCCCGAGGTTGTCTGGAATTTCACCCGACCTGGCATATTCTAAAATCGCAACAAACAGACGGCCTTTTTCGTCATCTTCCAGTGCTGCTGTTTGCTCGATCCAGTCGTAATATGCCTTTACATAGCACCTTGTAGATGCAGCTCCCATACCGCCACCGCCTTAAAACGGCAGCTCGCCGTCGTCCTCGCTGACCTCTGCAAAGCCGCCTGCGGCGCTCTCTGCGGCGTATTGCGGCGCGGTGGTATCATTCCCCTCCAAACGCCTGTTGTCTGCGAAATACACGCTGTCAGCCTGCACCTCGTAGCTCTTGCGCTTGTTGCCGTTCTTGTCCGTCCAGTCGCGCATCTGCAAGTGCCCCTCGACGCCGATCAACCGCCCGCGTCCGGCGTAGTTGCAGAGCACCTCCGCCGTGCCGCGCCATGCGACAACATCGATCCAGTCTGTGCCGCCCTCTTTGCCGTTGCGATCAACGGCAAGAGGGAACGACACAACGGATACGCCGCTGTTCGTCTTTTTCAGCTCCAAATCCCGCCCGATGCGTCCCATCAGGCAGATTCGATTCATGCTCATTTCAATTCCTCCTCGCTTTGGTGTTGGTGCAGATAGAGCACATGGCTCTTGCCGATGGCGGCGTTTTGGGCGAGCCATGCGCGCGCCTGCTCGCGGGATAGATGGCTCTCCATCGCGCGGCTCTCATAGCTGAATTCTCCCGCCTCCAGCTTGCGCTTCATGCGCTCCTGTATCTCCTCTTCGCCGTAATTGGCTTCGATCAGATAAAGGTCGTAGTCCTGCGCCACAATGCCGTCCAGCGAGGCGCAGTCCGTCGCATAGAACACGCGCTCGCCGTTTGCAAATTCGATATGCCACGCACAATTCGGAACATCGTGAGGAATGGAATTGTAGGACACACAGACGGGGTAGAGAAGGGAACAGGAGTAGAACAGCACATGGCCTGCCATGCCCTCGTCGGTCACGCGGCGGTCCACGCCGATGCGTCCCATCGGTTCCATGAGCCACGGAGGGACGCACCAGCGCAGCGCAGGGCGCAGGAAGTGCAGGCGCTTGATGGTCTCGGGGTTGAAGTGGTCGCCGTGAACATGCGTCAGCAGGACGAGCCTCAATCCCTTGCAGTATGGTTCGAGTTCCCGAAAGGGAACGCCGCAGTCAATGAGTATTTCATCATTCAGCAGTACGGCGTTCCCCTTGGAGCCGGTCGAAATGACCTTGACCTTACAGATCATTCATGCTCACCTGCTTGGTGGTGCCGGTCTTTCCGTCGTCCGGCGTACCGAGGGCGTCAGCGGGAGCGGGCAGCTCGTCCTTGACCTCGCCTGTGGTCTCGTCCACTTCGACGGTCGGGAGATCAAAATACTGCTCGCGGCTCGCGCGTCCCTCTTTCAGTGAGGTATACACATTACGCAGGCGCACGATGCTCTGCGCCGTGAACGCTTCGGCCTTGCAGCCGATGTACTTTTCAAGGCACTCCATCGGTACGCCGAAGTCATCCTTGAACGCCTGTCCCATCTTGCGTACGCGGTCGATCATGGGTTCATCGCTCTTTCCCATCATCGTCTTGGTACACGCCGCAAGAGCGGCGTCTACCACGTCGCCGGGGATAATGCCAAGAATGCACGCGCGCATACGGCGCGCGCCCTGATTGGCGACCATTTCATAGATGTCGCGCGGGTCGGTGAGGGCAACGCTGCCTTTCTTGGTGTAGCGGATATGCGGCACGGTGAAGATCTTCGTCTGGCGGGTGTTGGTCTCCAAATCCCAGCAGTAGGCCATGACGGTACTCTCGCCGTTCTTCTGCTCCAGCTCGGTAATGCCGAAGTCGAGGTTGCCCCAGTTCTGCGCCATGACCTCGGCGAGACGGATCGAGGGGCCGGTCACGTTCTCGCCGCCGCGCGGGTATTCATAGATCGCGCGCTCGGCAAGGCTCTTGCGCTTGCAGGCGTTGAGAATGCGGTTGTTCGCTTCGATCTCGTCACGGGGAAAACGCTTGGCGACGACCATTGCCGCCTGTACCTCCTGCGCCTGACGGGAGATCATCATTTCGGCGTTCACGCTCTTGGCGCTCACAACTTCGGTGCTGTTGTAGGTCTGCATTTCGTTCATGGTAATATCCTCCTTAAAATAATCATTCGTACTGATAGCCATTGCTGACAAGGAATTGCTTCAAAAGGCGCAGGCGCTCGCGCGTATCGGTCACGCGGAACGACACCGTGAGGCGTTCGACCGCCGCCTGCTCCACGCGCTTCGGGACGACCTGCGGGGCCGCTGCGACGGTATCTCCAGCAGCGCGCGCTGCTGGAGATACCGTGTGGCGTTTCACGGCCTCGCGCTCCTCCTCGGCGCGGCGGTGACGCTCGTTGACAACGGAGATCGCAAGCGAGAGGTCGAGGTTATTTTTGTACTCCACCATGATCTCCGGCGCGTTCTCGCCCATCGTGCCGATGGTTTTCATGTCCTGCGCCACGCCGTCCACCTTTAGCTTGATCTGCTCCATGAGCTTCTTCGGCGTCTTGGCTCTGGCGCTCGCCATATCGACCTTAACGCCGGTCTGCCCGAACGAAAGGAAGTCGATCTCGTTGACCGCGCACAGCTCCCGAAAATAGCCCAGCAGCATTTCCTCGCAGCGGCTCTTGATCTCGCTTTCCGTCGCGTCAATCTTGGCTTTCAGGTCTGCGTCGGCGCGCTTGTACGGGTCGGCAATGCACTCACGGTAGACGGATTCGAAGCTGTCGTACTTCTCCATGATTGCGGCTTTAATGGCCTTGCGCTGGGTCTCGGCATCGGCAAACTCGCGGTTCATTTCGGCGCGAATGTTCTTCACGCTGGTTAAGGTCTCGTCGGTGCAGACAAGGCTCATTGCCTCTGCGACGCGCTGCTCCGTCTGCTCCTTCCGGCTCCTCAAATGCTCCTCGATCACGGGGAGTTGAGTCACTTTCATCAGGGTGTTATCCATCTTCGGTCTCCTCCAATTCTTCAAAATACATTTCCTCTGCGCCGCAGTCCGGGCAGAACTTTTCCGTCACAAGGGCATAGCCGCGCTCACCGTCAAGGTTCTCGCGCCTGTGCAAGACGTCGGGCTCGTCAAAGGTCAGCCCGCACCATTCGCAGCGGTACTTCACATCATCGCCGAGACCGCGATGAGCACCGCCGCCAGCAACAGGCAGATACCGGCAAAAAGCATCGCCTCGTCTGCCTTACGCTGCTCTCTCGTGCGCTTGTCGTGCCGTCTCACCGTCTGCGCCCCCTGTCGATATACGGCAGCAGCTCATACAGTACCTTGCACACCGCGCACGCGCCGATGACGGCAAGCCCCGTCGTGAAGTCGCAGCCGTTGAGCGCGATCACCGCAGCGGCAATGCCGCCGAAAAACAGCGTGTCAGCCATGCTTTTCTCCCTTCTTCTCGTTCGGCACGAGGCCGACAAACTCAAGGCCGCGACCGCGCGCATAAATCTCGCCCATGATCGTCCCCAGCTTTACAGGGTCAGGGGGCGTGACCCAAATGATTTTGTATTCCGGCTTTTTTCTCATTGCCTTTTCCTTTCTTCCGTGCTACAATAAGCACGGACACAATATCTTGTGGTGAGATTTGTCCCACCCGCCCCGCTCGATGCTGCAACATTGGGCGGGGCATTTTTTACTGCCCGTCGCTGGATTCAAACAGCTCGTCCACGGTCACGCCGTACATCTTCGCCAGCTTCTTGTGGTACTTCCGCAACGGTCGCCAGTCGCCAAGCTCCCAGTGCGTCACGCAGGATAGGTCAACATTCAGTTTCTTCGCCACCTGTGCGCGGGTCAGTCCAGAGCGTTCTCGCAGCTCTCTCAATGTCAAAATTTGCGTCCTCCCTTCATTGTGAGTTATCATTGACTGCGGCGGGGGGATTTGCTATACTGCCGTTAGCCCTCTTTGGGCAACTTCAAAAGAGGTGGTTTTCGTGACCAACCTTTTGATTTTGCCTGTTCCCTTCCCGTCGGGTCGCAACAGCGGTGCCAAAGCGCGTTAAACTGGCTAAATGTAGCAACTGATACGGCGGAGCACTCAGTGAAGAGGTTAAAACTCACGGTGATATGCCAGTAATCATATCCCACCGTATCGGGTACTCCCGATGGCTTACCAGCGAGAAGGCCATGCGCAGAACCAAAACTGTGAAAGTGGTAAGGCTCCAGAAGAACCTGTAGGCTGTTGCAGGCGGCGAAAGCCTGCACGGGGCAAAGGGTAAACAAATTTGGACATTGGCCGGTGGGAATGGTGCTCCCGCCGGTCTTATGTTTCCCCGCCGCAGTCAATGCCCGCCGAAACCTCATAAACATGAGAAATCACACTTGACACTGCCCCGAAAGCGTATTACAATGAAATCGCCAAAAGACATTGCAAAAGCCGCTTTTATGGGGGGGCTGGTTTTTGTGTACCCTTTTTCGGTTGGCATGGTTATATGATACCTCACTTTGTGGGGTAAGTCAATACTTGATATCCCATTTTTTGGGTTTTGGCGAAACCCACAAATTGAGGTGTACGTTTTGATAAGATATGATAGAATTCAAGAGCTTGTAAATCTTTGTGGGAAAAAGAAAAGCTTCCTTAGTGAAGCAATGGGGTTCTCGTCGAGGTATTTAATTGATGCCAAAAAGCAAAACACTAATATTGCCGATGAACCGTTGCAAATTCTCGCAAAAGAACTTAAAACCACGCCCGAATACCTTCGTGGCGAAACGGATGACCCGGGCATAAAAGAAACCCCCGCCACAGAGGGCGAGGGCTATACAGTTGCGAAAGACGCTTTATTAAATTTTATCCGCAATACCAATGACCGCGCCGCATTGCTCGCTGTAATGGATGAGGTCAACAAGAAATTGCAGGAGATAGGATAATGGATACTTTTTATGCGAGGAACCCAAATGACGCTCACGAGACAAACGCGAAGCTGAGAGATTGGGAACAGGCGCAAGCGGAAAAGGCTAAAAAGGAAAAGCAGGAAAAGACGAGATTTATTGTTACCGCGTCTCTTTCTGGCATAGCGGCTCTTGCCGCTGTTGCAGGAGTGATAGTTCAGCTTGTTTCAGCGCGATAAGGGTATCCAGCTTGCCGGAAATCTCCTTCATGCCGCACAGAATGTCGGTTGACTGGCAAGTCTGTGTGATACTGTCATGCACCAGCTTATCCAAATATGACGAATAGTCTCTGCTCATAGTACGCTCCTTTCTTTTAATTTCGAAAATATTTCTGCGCAATCCGCAGGGGTTAACTGGTCTATCATTTCAAGGATTTGTTTGCGCAAGCTCTCAAGGCAATTCTGATCGTTCTTGTTGCTTTTATTGCCTTTCCGCATAATCTGTTCTTTTATTGTATCATTTTTTACGCCATTATACAACATTTTGCGTCCCTCCAAATAATTATAGTAACGGGGCTATATGCCGATTATTGCACAAGCGTGCAACAGAAAATACAAAACCAAAAAGTAATGTGCCAAATGGCGAAGAGCAAAATCCCCGGCCTGTCATTTAGTTGGAAGCGTGCGCTCGGAATCACAAAAATGAAAAGGAAAATTTCAAAAACAACAGGGATCCCAACGACCAAAGCAGGGCGGCAAAGAAAACTTGGCAAGCTCCTTGGTATGAAGTAAGTGATAAGCCCTCGCCGCCTCTGCAACAACGGCGAGGGCTTTTTAGCAGCAGCGGGGAGCGGTCGCCGCTGCTTGCTTTGACCATATCGCGCTTTACCTTACCACTTCAATACCAAGACCTTGCAACATGACGGCATTCGACCGCGTTCGACAGACCCACTTTTGGCACCCCAAACGGGCAGAAACCGGAAAAGTTAAGGTGATGTAAATGAACATTCAAGAGCTGTGCAGAATCCGTAAAGAAGAACTAAAGCTGACCTATCAGGACATTTCCGACGCTTCCGGTGTGCCACTGTCCACCGTTCAGAACTTCTTTTCCAAGCTGTCGAAAGCTCCGTCCATTTACACCGTCGCGCCGATCTGCAAGGTGCTCGGCATATCCCTTGATGAAGTGTTCGGCATTTCCGAACACTTGACGCCGACCGAGGAAACCTTGCAAGCGCGCAACGATGAGCTGGAACGCCACGTTGACGCGAAGACCGATACCATCGAGATCATGCGGCGCGGCGTCCGTATCCGAAACAGTGTGATTGCTATAATGTTTGTCATCATTGCTATGCTTGCTGTGTGGTGCGTGTACATTGATTTTCATTGTATAGATTACGGATTTTGGAGGGGGATTTGATGAGAGCGGCACTATATATCCGCGTTTCCAGCGAGGAACAAGCTCGGCATGGTCTATCATTACAAGAGCAGCGGGATGCGCTGGCAAGATATGCCAAAGCGAATAAAATGACCGTGGTGGGCATATATGAGGACGCGGGCATATCCGCGCGAAAGCCGTACAAAAAGCGCCCCGCGCTCCTGCGGCTGCTGGACGATTGCAAAGCGGGTAAAGTTGACACGATCCTGTTTATCAAGCTCGACCGATGGTTTCGCAATGTCGCGGGATACTACGATGTGCAGACGCAGCTTGACCGATACGGCGTGACATGGCAAGCAACGGAAGAGGACTACGAGACGCGCACTGCGTCGGGGCGCTTAAAAGTCAATATCATGCTTTCCGTCGCGCAGGACGAAGCCGACCGCACGAGCGAGCGAATCAAATTTATCAACGACGGCAAGCGTGCAAAGGGGCAACCGGCAGGGTCTAAAGCCCCTTTAGGGTATGTCATCAAAGACAGGCAATACCAGATTGATAACGATACGGTAGATGCCGCGCGAGATATGTTTGCGGCGTATATCAGGCTGCAAAGTGTGCTGGGCGTAAAGCGCTATATGCTTGAGACTTGGGGCATTGACCGGGCATATAACAAGTATGTCAACTACTTTCGCAACCGGCTTTACATTGGGGAGGTATACGGAATCGAAAACGCTTGTCCGGCATTGGTGAGCAAGCAGGATTTCGACATCGTCAATACCATTGCGCAACAGCGGTCGCAGCGATGCGCAGGAGTTGAGACAGATCGCGTTTATCTATTCTCCGGCTTGTTGCATTGTAAAGAGTGCGGGAAAACAATGCAGTCGGAAACTATAAAGCAGACATATACATACTACCGTTGCCGGACGCGAATGCTTGACAACTCCGCGTGCCAGCACAAAAAGCGGATCCGCGAAGATGCACTGGAAGACTATTTATTGCATGAGCTTGAAGGAATTGCAGCGCGAAACAATCGCTATTACAAAAAGGCAGAAAAAAAGCCCACGCAAAGCGCGGACGCGATACGAAAGAAAATGGATAAGCTGAAAACGCTTTATCTTAACGACTTGATTGAGCTGGACGAATACAAGAAAGAGTATACTGCTCTGAAGGAATCACTTGAAACCGTAGAGGAAAAGCCGAAAACAGACCTTGATGCTTTAAGAAACGGGCTGGTCGAATATGATACATACTCGCGGAAAGAAAAAAAGGAATTCTGGACGCGCTTCATTCGGAGAATTGACGCAGATGACGACGGCGCGTTTTTTGTAACGCCCCGTTAGGCATATTTGACCTTCGCGTTCCAAAAGGTAAATTATACCTAAAAGAATCCCCCGCCTTACGACGGGGGTGTTCTCATTTTTCGAGTTTCCGCATCACACTGTTGTACACGCGTTCGTTTACAATTTTCAAACTGTCCATCAGCTCGTCCATGATTTCCCATGCCTTGTCCGGTGAAACATCTGCCACCGCGCGCAGAAAATCGCTGTCGCCGTATGTTTCGCCGCTAACCGGTGCGGGCGCTGCGGAGTATGCCATTGGCAAAGCCCTCTCTCTGCTGCCGCTTTGCTGGTCACGGATGGCATACAACACGGCAAGACGCTCATAGTTTGTCCAGCTCGATTCTTCCGTTTCAAGGCGGGCTATCCAGCGATTGACCTCATTCTCATCGACCATAGGGGAGCACCCCCTTTAACCCTCAATCGTGTCCATGCAACGCTGGATGGCTCTGCGGATGCTTTCGTCATCGGCGTTGTCCAACATTTCCTGCAACTGGCGTTTCATGTTGTCGATGCCGCCGTCACGGGAATAGTGGCCGCGCACATAATGCGTGCCGCGTCTCGCATTGGACATATCCCGGTCATAAGCGCCGCGCATACCCGACTGCCAGTCTCCGTCGCGGGAATAGCGGCGAGAATAGTCTTCATCGCGGGAATAGCCGCCGTCTTCCATCATCTCGATCTTATCGATGTTCTTGATGGTGGCGGTCAGCTTGTGCGCAATTTCGAGATCACCCGCGCCCAGTTCGCCCTTACGTGCCAGCTCGTCGAGTTCGTCGCACAACATATTGCGCAGATCATACATTGCTTTCTTGCTCATGTTTATTCTCCTTTCACGCGATTCTCTCAACCGTCAGGTTCGAGTTAGCGAAGTTGACGGCCTGAGTGCTGGTGTTCTTCGCCGCCACCGTCACGCAGCAGCCGCGCGGCACTTCCACGATGGCGCTGACGTAAACGTTAAAATAGTTTTCCACCGCAGCGGGTGTGACGGTTGCCGTAGCGCTGTTGAGCGCTTCGCCGTTGACGGAAAGCGCCGTGGTAATTGCACCAACCGTTCCGCCCGTGGGGACGGCAATGTTCGCGCCAAAGCTGACCTTGAAGCGTGCCTTGCACTGCTGCGTCAATCCGCGCAGGGTGACAAGTCCACTGCCATCGCGGTGGACGATGCAGGGCTTGCCGCAAGCCGCCGTGGAAACCATCGGCACATTTTGTCCGGCAGGAACAGCGACGATTCCGGGATTTACGTATTCAGCCATATATTTCAGTCCTTTCTAAAGGGGTCGATTTCGACCCGGTTAAAATACAGCGGCGGAGCTATTGCCCCGCCGCGTTGATATCAGTATCAGCACGGGGCTGAACAGTTCGGAAATTCCGAACAGCTGATGCTATGCAGTTGTCAGCAGCCGCATCCGGCAAACTGGTTGCAGCAATAGGGGTTCTGCACCGTGTAGGCCGGAATGGGCGAAGGCCGCAGCTGGGACACCAGATAGCTGTTCTGCGCCGCCTGAGATGCGGCCAGCTTCAAGCCCTGATTCTCAGCCTGAAGGTCAGACAGCTTGCTCTGCGTCAGGAAGTCGAGGATTGCGCGGCTGTTGCTGTTGGCGTTGTCGATGATGTCGCGGGTTGCGTTCTGCACGGTGTTGCGCGTGTCGCACGCCTGCGCCGCCATGTCGTAGCGCACGCCCTCGATGCTGCGCTGGGTGTTGCAGCAGCATTCAGCAGCCTGCATCTGCATGGCGTTGAGCTGCTGCATCAGAGCCGACTGCTGGTTGCTGCGGGAAAGCTCGGCCTGTGCAAAGCCGTTCGCCATCGCCATGTTGGTGCCGTTGACAAGCTGTGCCTGCTGGTAAAATCCGTCGCAAAGGCCCTGATTTACACTGTCGATCTTGCGCTCGACATTGGCAAAATCAGAGGTCAGCACGTAGCCGTCGACCACGCCGCCGGAATTACCGGCGTTGTTGCCCCAGCCGTTGCCGCCCCAGCCGCAGAACGCGAACAGGAACAGAACGATAAGCCACCACGCGCCGTCACCGCCGAAGCCGAAGCCGCCGCCATTGTTGGCAGGCGCAACAGGCATCGTCATGGTCGGCATACCATCGGAAAGAGACATAGTATCACTCCTTTTAATTAAAGTCGGTTTTATCTAAATCGTGGCCACGATAAAGAATTAAAGAAAACGCTATAAATATTTAATTATTGCATCAGGCTTTGGAATTGCTTCGCCATTTGCTGAAGCTGATTGAGCTGCTGCTGGGTCAGTCTACCGCTCTGCAAAAGCTTTTCGACCTCCGCTTTGGGGTCGCCATGAAAATTCGCCTTGAATTGCTGAAACTGTTGCATCATCTGCATAAAGCCGTTTCCTCCGCCGAGCGCACCGAAAAAGGGATTATTCATCGTCCTCGTCCTCCTTGCGCTTCTTCTTACCCTTTATTTCGCCCACAAGTGCCGCCAGACGGTCGAACTCCTCGCGGGTGACAAACTTATCATCCATTTTTTTAGTATCATGAGATTTGTTTTCGGCTTCTTCCGTGTAATTAAATGTCCTCATTGGAATAGGCGTGCCGCTTGCGTCTCGCTCCTTGATGTGGAAAACCATCGAGTTTGTTTCAAAGATAATTACTCGAGAATTTGGGGCGACCATAAACCCGTTTGCTTCTTCTTTTCCCCCGCTAATCCATACAACGCTTGTCTGCATTTGCTGCGGTTGAGCCGTTTGCGCAGGCATTTGTGGCTGCATCTGTTGCATCTGCCGCATCTGCATGAGGTTGTCTGGCATTGGCTGCGGATAATAGGGGTTGAAATAGGGATATGCCATGTTCATTCCTCCGTTTCTTTTGCCCAGTAATAAAGCGGGATTTCGTTCTCACTGTTCCAACTGTCGTAAATTACACCGTCCTGCACGCAGACCACATGCCCAGAGAGGGCGAGAATATACGTCCCGCGCGGGTGCTCATCGGCAAACCTACCGACCGTGTAGCAGTCCGGGCAGGTGTCCGGCATGATGTAGCGCCGATAGCCGAGAGACCGAAGATACGCGCCCCAACAGGCGTTTGCATTGGGCAAGTCACCGTCCAAGTATCCCCGTATGCAGAGCGACAAATAGACTTTGCCCCAGTCTTTGCCCGTCGCCTTGCAGATCGCGCGCACGGTACAGTCCGATACGTTGCGCCCTGCGGGGTTTGGGTTGAAATAGCTATACATGGAAAAGCTCCGCAAAATAAACGTAAGTACGCAGCTCGTCAGGGTCAGGAAACAGTGCCAAAATGTCCATTGCCATTTGCTCGGTAAATCCCAAAGCTAAAAGTCGGCCGTACATCGCCGCACCTCCTTTTGTTGCCTTTATCATACCGTGGATCGCGCCCTGCAAATGGTCATCGTTTGGTCATTATTTGGTCAAAAAATATTTTGCAAAAAGCTCTTGACTTTACGCCAATATTGGCGTATACTAAGCACATAAAGCAAGAGGGAAAACCTCGGGAGGAAATAAAAATGAAGTACAACAAGAGTGAGATCATGAAGAACGCATGGAACCTTTTTAAGATGTTTCAGAAATGGGCTGATCCCCTCTCCTTTTCCGAGTGCCTCCGCCGCGCTTGGAACGCCGCCAAGAAGTCCATCGAGAACACTAAGAAGCTGATGTCTAACGGCTGCATGAAGGTCATCAACGGTTCTCGCCTCGGCCTCATCCGCACTATCGCCGCTGACTATGCGATGGGCTGGATTGTGACTGGCAAAACTTACGCCGCCCGCAAGGAACTCAAGGCCGCAGGCTTCCGCTGGGATCCGGAATCCAAAAACTGGTTCACCACCGACCGCAAGGTCGCTGAGTATTTTTGCTGATAAGGGAGGAGACCAATCATGACGACTTATTACGTTACCGCAGATCTTGACCGTGCGCCGACGGAGCAAGAGGCAAAGGAGATCGGCGTACCGCACGCAAAAATCTTCCTCGGCCGCGTTAAGGCCATCATCTGTGCCGACAGCATCAAGGACGCTTGCGCGCGCGGGCGCAAATGCATCGAAGGGTGCATCCAAGAGGGACGAACGATCAGCAACGTCGGCTGTATGCAGGTTGCAGACGCTAAAAAGCTGGGGGATGACGAGATATACAAAGGCTATCCCACAACAACGTGGCTGCTGTATTACCGTCTCAAAAGCGGCATGACACAGGCCGAGTTATCGAAAAAATCCGGCATCTATATCCGGCAGATCCAGAAAGTTGAATCCGGCGAAATCGAGACTGGCAATATGGCTGCAAAAACCTTATTTGCGCTCGCCGACGCGCTGGGTGTGGAGATAAGTGAGCTGCTGTAATGGGCACGTATGACCTAACAGGGCAGACTTTTGGGCATTGGACTGTGCTTGAGCCTGCGGAGCCGGATAAATACGGTCGGGCAAAATGGCTCTGCCGATGCGATTGCGGCGAGGAACGCGTCGTGACTGCCAGCAATCTCCGTCGGGGTGTCAGTACGTCATGCGGCCATACCAGGGGCGAAAATCACCGAAAGAATCTGATTGGACAACGCTTTGGGCGGTTGACTGTGACGCGTTATGTGCGCTATTCTTCGACCGCGAATAGCTCAATATGGCGGTGCCGTTGTGATTGCGGCAAAGAGACCGACGTATCGGGCAGGAATCTTATGACTGGGCATACCACGTCCTGCGGCTGTGCTATGGCAGAGGCCCAGCAATCCCCAGCCGCTCGAGTTAAGGCGCTGCTGGAATCTCCGTTGACAGGGCCATATGAGACCAATATTCGCGCAAAATGGTATCGAGTATCAAACGGTGCTCGTGAGTGGGAGATCAAAAACTTATCGAAATTTGTCAGAGATCATGTGGAGCTGTTTGGCATTGACCCAGAGGATAAGTATGAGGCCAAGCGTACGGCCAAGATGCTGTATGCCGCGTCATACAATCACTGTCGGTGGCACGGATGGACGGTCATCCAGTTTGAACCGAACGAATAAAAAGAGAGCACCGATTAACCTCGGTGCTCTCTTTGTTCATCTGCGATTTTTTTGTATGCCCGCCTGCGGCAGCGGTTGACCGCCTCCGGCGACAGGTGCAGCGCTGCACACACTTGCGCGTAACTCTTGCGCCGCACGTCGCACTCGATAAGGCACGCCGCCTCGTCCGTTGGCAGCTCAAACGATAAGATATACGCCACGGCCCGCTTGGGGGCCATAGAAGATAGTTGCGCGCGGATCGCTCGGTGCTGCTTGTCCATGCTGTGCGCCGGGGCTTGCAGAGCGCTCACGCGAGGGGAGACGTTGCAGGTCTCCCGCCCGTTTTCCTTTCCGTGCCCGAATCGGGCACAAATCACTTCATCGTCGCGAGTTTTCTGATGAGATCGCCGCCGTATTTGTATGCGGCGAGGTAGTCCATTGTCGCATCCGCCAGCCCAGAGCGCTTCTTGAGCAGTTCGCGGTAGCTCACCTCGTACTTCGGACGGTATGCGCCTACCACGAGCGACTTGGCTCGCTTCTTGCGGTATACACCGTCGCCGTTGGCCTGACTGCCGCCCGTGCCGCTCGATGTATTGCCCTCGATGGCGGTGACATATTGCCCGCTCACGCTCTCGCAGATGCCCGTATGGTCGGTCTTGACCTGCGTGTTGGGAAAGTCATAGATCAGCACGTCGCCCGGACGATAGCCGGACGTGACCCACTGGCCGTGAGCCTTGGCGTAGTTCATCAGCTCGCCGCAGCTCGCGGTCTTCCCGCCGCCGTAAAAGAGCTGCTTATCCGCCTGCTGGAAGCACCACCACACAAACTGCATACACCAGTACACGCCGTCCACGCCGTAAGCCTTGCCGTACTTCTGGCGGTTGCCCGGCTGCTCTACCGTGCCGATTTCCTTGCGCGCGATGGCAAGGATATCTTCTGCTCTCGCCATGCCTCACGCCCCCTTGTCGATGGCGTCCTGCGTCTTCTGGCTCTGCGTGCCGAAGTAAAACGCAATGATGACCGCATAGATCGTCATAAAGTCCTGCGAAATGTTGCCCGTGACGGCCATGTATGCAAATACTCCCGTCAGCACCAGCGTCACGATGCTCTTGACGCTCATGAGGTTTGCGATACGCTTGATAATTCTTTCGTTCATGTCATTCGTCCTTTCCCTTGATTTTGATTCCCGCCAGCAGCGCCAGCTCTGCCGTCCACGCCGCGAACCACGCGACGGTCAGGCTGTCCGGCACTACCTTGTCATGCGCGGTCAATACGAGCACCGCAATGCAATACCAGCAGAGGTTGAGCACTGCCGCGATGACGTACTTGTCCCGCTTTCTCAGCTTCTTCATAAGGCCACCCCTGACAGCAGCCACGCGATAAACGCGCCCGCCAGCGCCGCGAGAGCCTTGTCGACCAGCCCGTCCCACCGTTTCCCCGCCTTGCCCGTGATGGCTTTCACGTCCTCTTTGATCTCCTTGACGTCTCCCTCGACGGTCTCCTGCTTGGTCGCTAGCACCTCGACCGACGTTGCCAGCCTGTCAAGCGCCGTTTGGTGCTCCTGCAGCTCGTTGATGCGGTGCGTATTGCTCTTGCATCGGCTTTCGATCAGCGCGATCTCTGCGTCATCGTAGTGCTTTGCATTATCCATATCCCGCTTCCTTTCTCCTCTACTCTTCGATTTCCACCCCATACCGCTCAAACATTGCACGGATGGTGGGATTGCGCAGCAGCTTTTTGCGCTGGCCGTGGTTGAGGTCGTTGTAGACCTCCTGCAAGGCGGCCTTGACCTTCTTGTTGTACGCGATCACGCGCTCTTTCAGCTCGCTCATGCCGTCACCCCGCTTAACAGCGCCTCCATTGCCTCGCGCAACTCGGCGTTGTCCTTTTCCAGCGCCGCAATGCGTTCCTCGGGCGTAGGCTCGGGTGCGGGCTGTTCTGCCACCATCTTTTCAAACTCCGCGATTTCATCGGCAGTCATGTCGCGGTAAATACCATTTTCGTATTTTTTCATCGTCTCACCCCTATCACGGTGACTTTATCCCCTTCTTGGATTACGGACGTGTCTGTAAAACTCAGCTCAAACTTGTAATCTTCAACTGGGGATTTGAGCGGCATAAATGTTCCAGAAGATTTAACGCCTACTGCGACTTGAGTGTTATTACTCTCAAGTGCTTCTGTTGTAATAAATAACTCATTGACTTCTGCGGAAAACTCCCAAAAGACATATCCATACCCAATCGATAAATAACCGCAGTTGTATGTGTCATTAGAACCAACAACTTTGCACCATACGTTTTTGCTTAATCCGCTAACATATTGCGGTCTGGTCATAATGACTTTTGCTTTGCGCCATGTTGCAAAATCAGCAAGCACATATGCCGCAGTATCTGCTCGCAGTTCAATGTCCGCAATCTTTTCCCACGTTTCGCTGCCTCCTCCTCCCGCCGCATCCACCGCTTCCCACGCAGTCGGCTTGCCGTCAGTGTCAACGGCCTTGACTTTGATGGTCTGGCCAACGGTGGCGGCGGTCAGCCCAAGAGAGATATCGGTCCCGCCAGACGGGATATCCCTCACAGCGCTCGCCATCCCCTCTGGGAAGCTCAGCGGCGCACTCGTGCCGCCCTTCTCACGGATAGCGTCCGCGACTGCCGTAATGCTTTCGCCCTGTACCAGATATTCCGCCATCAGAACGTCCCTCCTTCCGCCGCGGGCACGGTTTCCGCCACCCACTCTCGCTGTTCAATGCTCCATCGCAGAAACGCCCCGTCGTCAGCCGCTTCCGGTAGCCGCGGTTGGTCGATTGTGCAGAAAGAGGATATTTGGGCACTGCTATTTTGCAAATTCATATTGAAAAAAATATTGACGCCCCACTGATTGTAAAACGCCTTGCCATAGAACTGGTACGTTTCCACGCCTTCGATCGTGATCCCAACAAAATATGCCTGTACCGGCAAGCGATCTTGATTATCCAAGAACCCGAATTTGAGCAGTGCCCCACCGTTCTTGGCGGCAGCCACAAGCTGAGCCCCGATATCTGCAGATACATCAAATGAGAGGAGGCCCCCAAGCCGCGCTGGGTCTGCATCTACACCCGCGGAATACAGGTCGATAAGAACAGGTGATTTTTCCGCCACCCATTTCTTATTCCGGATGCGGAGAAAAGCCCCATCTTCCGCGCCATCAGGCTTTGGTAACCCAGCCTCCGCCCCTACATATCTGCGCAAAGTGTCACCGGTAACCTTTTTTGCCGTCGCATTTTGTTGCACCACAAAGAGATCATCCGCCGTTACAGCTTCCGCCGCAAGCAGATCGTCAATAGTTTGGTCTATGATGGCTTTTTCCATAAAGCCCTCCTTCATCGTAAAATGTTGATCATATGGTACACGTCCACCGCACCGTAGACCACGGCAGCAACGTATAGCGGATACCGCGCCGCCCTCTCCCTCCGGGTAGAGAGCCACCACAGCAGCCCCCACACGATGATGACCTTGTAGCCCACCATCACCGTGACCTCCCGCATCAGCGGGTTCAGCTCCACCGCTCCGCCATGCAGCGCCCAGAGCGTGCAGAATAGGTCGATCAGGTTGAGCGCGTATGCGATGACCGCCCCGCGCGTCTCTTTCTCCTTTCTCACTTCTCCTCATCCCTCCTCCGCACAATCGGAGCAGTCCACGAATTGATCAAATTCAGTTTTTCTCCCGCGATCTGGTGTTTCTGGTAAGACAGCCCCGGCGCAGCTTCCCCCAGAATGAGGCTGAGAGATACCGCGTCGACCGGCGTCTCCACTCCGTTGGCGTTTACCTCGTTCATACCGCTTTCAACCGTTGCAAGAGCGGTGATCTGTGCTTTCGGCAGGTCGTCCTCTCCGACACTGTGCTTCGTTTTTGCTGCGGTCGCCCGATATGCCTTTGGATCGTGCGGCGAACCGCTGACCATCAGCCTGTATTCGTCCACCAGCGTGAGGTCTTCAAGCCTGTCGAGCTCCTCGTTTTTGATTTTGTAATCATCGAGCGCGTCGACCGCCCGGAGCAGACTTGTCAAATTCGCGTTTTTGTTCGGTGTCCGCATCGGATAGATCTCAACAAGCTGCAGATCCATAGCAAGCGTCTGAACGTGGGTCATCCCCGCATGGTAGCTGCGGTGCGCCTGATCTGTCATAGCATTATATCCGTCCACCTTAAAGGGTGGCCACGGCCACAGATTGATGAAGAGATGCGAATGCTCTAGTGACCCCACTGGGACTTCAAACTCAAGGCTCTCTCCGGATGCAAGATAGTAAAGGTCACCTTGGCTGTGTTTCGTTTTAAGGTTGCTCGTATTGCCAAATACTCCAGGGACAGCAACTGCTACCCATGCCTTGGAAGTGTCGTCGTCGTCAAACGGAGGAGACACTGTCTCAACGAATGAGAACCTATACCTCCCAGGGCAAAGAACATAGGTCTTAATGACATATACCGGCGTCAAAGCTGCCGTGCCGCTCGCTCCGCAGTCCGCTTTTACATGCTGCGTCAGCGTGAATGTCCAGTTGTCGAGGCGGGAATCCACGGAAAGCTTGTTTTCCATGAACTGTTCCCAGGTCATCTTGCCGGCCATATAAGCATCGCGAATGAGATAGGAGAAGGGAAGCACTTTTTTTGCGCATATCTCGTGCAAATAAGAGCGGTTATAAAATAATGCCGTGACCCGTGCTGCATTCTTCTTACTGAATACCCCGCCAAAGTGCGGCGCTGCGCTCTCGCAGAAGGCATAGAAGTCGCTGATAGTCTTGACATTATTGTCCCGCAGCCACCCCCCCATGTCTTGCAGTCCGTAGATACTCGGCGCGGTCGCCTCGCCGCAGGCATTGCGCAGATACAGGTCGATGATGACCTCATCACAGTTGACCTCGACGTCAAATATCCCCGGTTTTTTCCTCGGTGGCGTATACGGCAGCAAATATCCGTCTCCGCACAGCCCCGCGGCCAGCCCTGCCTTAAAGCTGGCTGCATCATAGCCGCGCAGCGTGCCGCTGCCGTCCGGGCGGTGCGCGTCAAACGTGCTGTTGAACCCGCGCTTGATTGCCTGCCCGGTCAGATATCCTGTTAAAAAGCTCTTTTTGTGTTTGATCGCCATCGTCCGCCCCCTTACCAGTAGATGGGGCAGTCCGTCCCATCCGGGTATGTGATCTTAACCGGGACTCCCGCACTGTTCAGCGTGACGCCGTAATCCAGCATTTCCTTAACGCCTTCCAGCAGGACACCCCAACTGCCCTTGTCCCATCCGGAAAAGTTGAGCCCAACGGTTCTCCGCATCCCCATCAAGTCTAAATATCCTTCGTCCCGCGCGGCGAGTCCGAGCTGTTTGCCCGTACTCGTCTCGTATGTCAGCTCCAGCGAGTTCTGCCGCTTGACGAGGTAGCCGCGCTGTTTGCCGTTGTTGTCGCCCGCGCCGAAGACGTCCACAGGGTAGTAGTATTGGCCGTCTGACTGGAACGAGATCGCGCGCTTGACCTGCTCCTCGTACTGATAGACCATCACAGGCCAGCTCGTCTGCTTGGTGGTGGTAAAAATGCGCTCGCCGTTTGCGTAAGGGTAGCCGTCCGCGCCGATCGATGCGCCCGCGGGGTCGGCTTCCCAATAAATCAGCTCCCCGTTGGGATTTTTCGCCTGCTCCGTCGTGCTTTTGGCGATGCCCGCGACGAACTCAAGGCTCTGTTCTGCCACGCGAATAAAATTGTCATCCGAGGTGTCGCCCGCAAGGTACTTGACCACCCGCCGCGAGGTCGACAGCCGGTTGACGCTCAAGTCCGCGATCTCGCCGAAGGCGGAATACAGCGCGTCCGCCGAAAGCTGCCCGGAGACGTCCACGTTGCCGTCGAGCTTGATGTAGCCGGTATAGTTATTAGGGCCGACTTTAAGCGTGATTGTCGCGGTCGTCTGGCCATCCGGGCTGGACGCTGATGTGACGGATAGGCTGATCCCATCGACGGTTTGCGTAATGTCCGATACCCGCCCGTCGATGCCCTCGACCTTGAGGTTGATCTCCTCGCTGGTTTTGGTGATGAGCGAGCGCGTTTCGGCAATCTTGCGATTAAATTCCTGCGTGATGTACCCCTCGGAAGGGTATTCATCTTCCATCTCTGCTTCTCCGGGGGAAGAAATACCCGCGTATCCGCGCCCATCATCAGAGAGTTTAGACAGCGGCGAATAAATGCCACCAACCGTCACGCCGTCGCCCAGCTCTGCCGCTGGATCGATGTTTGCTGCGCCTGCTTCGTATGCCTGATACTGGTAGCCTTTCATGGTTTGCAGTAAAGCATTTACCATTGGCTGCGTGGCGTGTGGGCAACTTGCAATGACCTCCATTCCGGTATCATCGCCCGCCGTCAGGCTGTTTTCATCGTCCACAAGCAGTGTCACACGGGAGATAGGCTTGTACTTGCCCTTATCGGAAAAACTTGTAACGTCTTTGCCGACATAATACTTTTCAGACAAGGATTCTCACCCCTCCAAATGTGATAGCGTTGCCCGCTTCTGTAATGAGATAGTTTGTCTCGGTAGGCATGGACAATAACGGAATAAGCAACAGTTTCCCTGCATCGGTGATAATCCAGTTCCCCCCGTGCGCCGCTGCGATAAAGCACAACTCGTTGCGGATGGTGTAATCATTTGCGGGATAGTCGATGGTGTACGAGCTATTGAGCACTGTGCGGCTATCCAGCTCCACGCCCATCAACTGGCAAAAGATGTTTACAGCGTCAGGCATAGTCATCGGGAAGTTAAGTGACTGGTCTGGCTCCCACACAACGTCAGCCTTTCTCATAGCGTCGTATGCTTCGAGTTCCCAATAATCCCCATCGCAGGAACGGCGGTTGGTAAAAAACACGCCTTTGGGAATCCAGTCTGTCGCCTGACTGCCATTAACAAGCCTGAGATACCGCTTGATCGTCGCGGCGCGCGGTACGTTGTCTGCATACAGCGCCAGTTTTAATGTTGCGCAGCAGGCGTTTCCGATGCCAAATTCTTCAAACAACTGCGATTCGACAGAATGCGACACTTCCGCGTCTTTGCCATATTCCGTGCCCGCAACGTCAAATTTGTACTCTCGTTCTGTGCCGGGCTTGTGGAGCATCTCGCGCCACAGCGCACTTGTTGTCTGCCCCATATCACACCTCGATCAAATTAAACGCCGCGCCGCCCCACACCTCATTGTCGTCCGCCGCTTCTTCGAGTGTGCATTCCATCGACGAGCAGTAAAACGTGCTGGTTCGAACTCCATGCAAGTCAAGATACTTGACCGTGCACGTTGTTTTATTGAGGTCATCATCGAGTTTTGCCAGCTTATCGCGAGGCATAGAGCGCGTTGTATAGCTTAGTTTCCGTTTTGTGGTGATCTTGTCGCGCCGCATCTTGCCATCTTTGGTACGGGTAGTCTTGTCGCTGTCGAGATCGTTTCTGCTCCACCCATACCCCTTTGTTGCGATTGCGGACGAGTAATCCGTGCCGTTGATAATAAGGACTTCCACGTTACCCCTCCTTAGTACAGCAGCACGGGCTTACCCGCCGCGCGCGTCATGTTGTTGATGTTCTTCACGGTGCTGCGTGCGATTTCCTTACCGTCGAGCTGGATAACGACCGTTGTTGTGCCGCCGCCCGATTCTGCCATCGCCCGTTTGAATGCGTCAACCATCGTTGCAAGCGGCGTTTCGATATTCGTTCCGCTTTTCTGGTCGCCAAGCACGGCAAGAAATTCCTTGTTGGGGGGGATAACCGCGCCGCGAGCCAATGCAGGAGCGGAGATACGGCTAATTGATGGAGCTCGAGAAGGGCTTCCAAAGCCCCCGCTTCGGGTCCCAAATCCTCCGCTGCGGCCAGAATTCGATCTTGCAATAGAATTTTGAGCCTCAACGAATTTGTTGCCAAACCAGCTAACGGCATTAGCCACCCACGTTTTTACAGCCTCCCATGCGGCTTTTAAGCCGGACAAAAGGCCGTCAATAATCCTTCGACCTAACGCTTTCCAGTAATCAGCAGTAAAAAACTTCGAAACGCTGGTATTCCACCACTGTTTAATGTTCTGCCACATTTCTTTAAGCTTGGTAAGAAGTGCACTCCAATCCAGATCAGATGCAGCGGCAATAGCCGCGCCGCCAGCAATCATCATCCCAATGCCAAGTGGAAGATTTGCGCCGGAGAAACACAGAACCGCACCGATAGCGATAAGCGAGACGCCAATCGAACCCATAAGAGATTTGATTGCGGCTTTTGTCTTTTCGGGGGCTGTGTTCCAGTTCATGGCGACCGACGCCGCAATAGATGCTGCACCCGCAATCATTAACCCAATACCGAGAGGTAAGTTTGCTCCCGAAAAGCAAAGCACTGCGCCGATGGCAAGCAAGGTCATTCCGAGCGCCATCATTAAGGCCGACAATGTATTTTTTGTTTTGTCGTTTACTGCATTCCAGTTCAAGGCGACTGCCGTTCCCAGCATAGCCGCGCCTGCCAGCATAAGCCCAATGCCGAGGGGGATGTTTGCGCCAGATAAACACAAAATTGCACCAATGGCGAGGGCAAAAAGGCCCAGCACCGAAAGCACATTTGTCAGTGCAGCTCTAAGGCGGTCAGACATTGCGTTCCAGTTTTCTTTAATAAGTGTAACAAGCCCAATCGCGCCCGCCGCCATAAGTGCGATTCCGAGGGGGATATTTGCGCCGGAAAAACACAGAATTGCGCCAAGAGCTAAAAGCGCGCCGCTAAGGTATGCCGTAAGCTCGTCGATCTTTGCTTTGTACTCGTCGGTCGTAAACTGTTCAAACACGGGAGAAAGCCGATCTGCAAGCGCAGCCGCAGCGCCGCCTCCACTGCTTGATGTGGAAATCGTGTTGATCTCGTCAAAACTAGCAAGATTCCCTTTTGCTTCTTTTGCCGCCGAACCGACGCTACCGATAGCATCTGCTTCTTTATAAAGTCCTTTTGCCGCCGCTTCTGATTTTTTTGCCGTTGTTCCAAAAAGCATCGATACAATGTTTGCAATAACGCTGATAACCTTTGTAAGGATGTTCACAAGCGCTGTAAAGGCAGGAACAATTACACTTAATAGCGGTTGTGCCAAAGTGAGCAACGCGCCCTTTAAGCGTCCAATAGCTTTTGCGGCTTCGTCATTTACTTGGATGACTTTCCAGACATAATCACGAACAACGGATAATGCCCTTGTAATAAGAGTAAACACAAACGCCCTGAGAGCGAGCTTCTTTACTCGGTTAACGAAGCGGGACATGTATTCGTCGGCTTTTTTAGTCGCCTCACCCATCCCGAAAACACCGTTTTTTGTGCTGGAGATTTTTTCGGAAAGCTCCCCCGCTTTTGTCTTCATCTTATCGAGATTTGCCGTATCGGACTGAATTGAAGCGTCCATCTTC